ATATCCAGTAAGCCCACCACTTACAGCATTTGTAGCTGTGGTTTTTGTTCTGACATCAGCATACGTATGAAGACTAAGTTTTTCACCATCAGAAATTACAATATCATTACCATTAGTATCTAGTTGGCCGCCTAGTTGGGGTGATGTATCATCTGCAACTTCTGTAAGAATTGATCCGTTCTTATTTGGAACTGTAAGAGTTCTAGTTGTGCTTGTAGCAACTCCTGAAGCATCAAAAGCTACTTGCTTTGTAGCATCAGTAGGATCAATGACTCTAAAACCATTTGCCTTTGCAACAACAGCATCAGCTGTTAGTGATGTGATTCCAGTTAAAGTTGTAACACTACTTCCAAGAGCAACCGCTGAACTTCCAATCGTAACTGTGCTATTAGCAAGATTACTGTTAGCGATTGAAGATGCTGTTGTGAGTACTGTTCCAGTCTCAGCTGGGAGGGTTATGGTCACATCAGCAGTAGCTGCAGGTCCTATAAGAGTTGCAGAATTTGTTCCATTATCAGTATCTTCTTTAAAAATTATGCTGCCTGCAGAACTTGAAGATCCTGTAAGAACTGGAGCAGTTAAGCTTTTATTTGTTAAAGTTTCTGTTCCTGTTGTCGAAACTAATGTCGCATTTGAAACAGCAGTATTAAATTGAGCAAAGGTTCCAGTTAAAGTATTATTCGCTAAATTTATAGATTTATTTGTAAGAGTTTCGGATCCTGTTGTTGAAACAAGAGTTGCATCAGTGACAGCAGTATTAAACTGGGCAAATGTCCCCGATATTGTATTTGATCCAAGAGCTAAAGTTTTATTTGTTAAAGTTACTGAATTATCTAAAGTTACTGGATAAACAATATCGCTTGTGAGAGCAACGGTTCCTGTAGTGTTAGGTAAAGTAATTGTTTTATCAGATCCAGTTGTATCAGCTGCAGTTAAAGTTGTTTCAAAGTCATTTGCATTAGAGCCTTCAAAAACAATATTTCCACTGGCAATTTTAATTGAATTTGCAGCATCAGCAACTCCAGATATTAATGTAGTTGATGCTAAAGAAGTTAACCCAGCAATTGTCGATGCGGTAGCTCCGAGTGCAACTGCGGTGCTTCCAATAGTTACATCATCATTTGCTAATTGAGAATTGGGTATCGCACTGGTTCCAAGAACTCCAGTTGATGAGTTATAAGTTAAGCCATTTCCTGAAGCAACACTAATCGAACCTCTGGCTCTTGTGTTAGTAAAATATTGATTTGAACCCTCACTTAAATCTGTAGTACTATTTCCAGCAAAATCTAATTTATCAGAAGAAGAATTCAACTCCTGAAAAAGACCAGAAACAAGTACTAACGCCTTCCTAGTTGCCATTTAATATCTCGATCAAGCTCTTAACCAAAAGAACTTATTTATATTTATTTTACGATGACCAAACTGTCAGCTTAAAAGAATTGGTCGCTCCGCATTTACTATGAATTGACCAGTGCTTCCAGCTTCTCCTACCCTAGTTACATATTGTCCAGCACTTGATGGAGGTGTTTCAACAATCGCACCTGCAGATGCTGCTGATAAAAAATATTGATCACCTGTATTTAAACCAGAAGTTGCAACTATTCCAGCAACAATAACTTTTACTGACTGTCCAGCAGGTTTAGTTGTCTCTGCAACTCCTGCCACACAAGCTTTATCAAAAGTATCGTTTGCAATTGCTTTGCCTACTTGTCCATCACTAGCTCTTGAATATAATGCATCACCTTGATTAACATTTTCAAAACAAGTAGTTTCGTAGCCAGTAACTTTAAATACTGTATTACTAGGCATTGTAGATTTTAAATCAATTAAAGCCTCTGTTAGACCTTGAGCATTTGGTTCATAAGGTATGTAATTTTCTACACTAGACATTAGCTTAATTTAATAGGTGGCTCGATACGGATTGCAAAGTCGGTTGCTGTAGAGGCTTCTCCAACTCTAACAACAGCCTGTCCAGCACTTGAGGGGGGAGTTAAGGTTATTGCCCCAGCTGTAGATGGTGATAAGAAATATAGATCACCTGCATCTAATCCAGACATAGTTTTTAAACCAATAACAATAACTTTCACCGTTGCAGAAGCACTAGCATCTGCATTTGCAAATCCAACTACTTGAGCATTCTCTTGTAGACCATTTGATGCACTAGCTTTACCTACTTGACCATCACTAGTTCTCATATATAAAGCATCATTTTCACTAACATCTTCAAATGCTGTAGCATCAAATCCAACTTGTAATGGAGCAAAAGTAGGAAATCCTTCTTTTAAATCAATAACAGCATCAACTAAACCTCTATAATTAGGCTCGTAAGGTTGACGAGTCATTGTAAAACTATTTGCTATCATCAAGTCTCTAAGGACAGCTATAGCACCTTCTATATTTGGTTCGTAACCTGTAGCCATAATATTTGCATATAATTATCTATTTTAAACTGTGCCTACTATTATAATTAAGATATGGAACCTCAAGTTATTGCAGCTATTATTTCAGGAAGTATTGGAGCCTTTGCTGGTATAACTAGAGCTTTGGGAAATTTTAATAAAAAATTAGATAGAAGATTTGAAAATATTGAAAAAAACGTAGAAAAATTAAAATATGAAGTTTTACATGATTATGTATTAAAAGAAGATTTCTTGAGAGAAATGCAAGCAGTACATTCTAAATTAGATAGAATTTTAGATCATCTACTAAATAAATAATTAAACAGCTTGCCAGTTACCAAGTGCAGATAAATATATTTTTAAAGATCCACCACTATTTGTATCCCAAACTAATTGTCCATTAACAGGATTAGCTGGTAATCCAGCAGAAACAGATGCAACTGCTTTTGCAATTTGAAATGCAGAACCATCATGAACTTTGAATATATGAGTACTAGCTGTATCTAACCAAGTTTCACCTTTACTAGAGGATGTAAATCCAGCAGGCGAACTATTAGGTGCAGTAGATCCAATATGAACAGGACCTACTTTAATTAAACCTGTACTTGGAGATGCAGTATTATCTGCAAAAAATAATCCTGGACTTACATTATTGTTATTTACCGCTAATTCACCAGCTCCTAATCTTATTGGGAAAGGTCTGTCATGTGCTGTGCTCGATCTACGAGATTGAATTTGTACTGCCATAATTAGACATTTATATATAGTCCTGCATCTACTACTGTATCTTGGGCAGTCTCTGGATTATATGTTCCAGCATCCATATTACTTGTATTGACTGCAGCATCTAATAATTCTCCATTTATATAATCTCCAGCTTGTAATAATCCTGCTTCAAAAACATTAGTAAATTCTGATAGTGGTTTATTTACAATTCCAAATTTTATGTCGTCTAAAACTGTAGGAGCTTTATTAAATAATTTATTTACCATTGCAATCATTCTATTTGTAGTGTTAAAAGCTTTACCTGATCTATTTAAACCACCTGTTTCATCTCTCTTTAAACTATCAGTTAAAGTCATAGCTATAACAGATGGATCAAAATTAGCCACATCTTGAGGTAAATTAAAATCACCAATAATATTTTTATTACCTTCCCATTTTGTTGAACGATTATATAAAGCAAAAACTTCAACGGCTTCTTGCATTTTTCTTTTTTCTTTTGCCCATCTCTTTTCCCAACTTTCTAATCCTTTTCCAATTGGTTTATCACTAGGCTCTAATAACCAAGCTCCAACATACTCATGTTTTTTTAAATTTTCTACAGTTACATATCCACCAGTAGTTTGTGTAAATGGATAAACAACAGTAAAACTATTTGGATTAGGAACATTAGTAATTGTATATTCACCTGATATTGCATTTCCACTTGTAAAATTTAATTGAATTTTATCATTTTTATTTAAATTATGATTTTCAAAATCAACAGTAATATTAACTCCACTTTGATTATATTTTGCAGATAACTTCAGTGGCTCATTGCCTTCGTCATGGAGTATCGACCACATAGCAGCGTAAATATGCTTGCACCAACGTAGTTGATAATATTGTAAATTTTGAAAAGAATCGGGTTTTTCATCCTCATACTCAGGTAACTCATAAAAATTATTTATTGTGACATAACCTAAATCTCTGAATACGCCAGGTTCATCTCTTCTGTCATCTATAGAGCCGTCATTCTGAATTATATTTCCTGGTTTTGTATCTCGAATCGCAGTTACAGGAAACTTTTCATGATTTTTTTGACTAAATAAATCATAACTATCTCTTCTAGAAAAATCTTGACAAGAACAATTCCACCTTAATTCTGTAGTTAAGAATCTTCCTACTGCAAAACCTCTATGAGCAGGTACAGTTGTCTTAGCAATTGTATCTACAGTTTTTGCTCCATAGCTATCTGCTTTTTGAAAAATAATTTCATTCGTAGTCGCATCAGATCCAGTAACTGTATATCCCACATAATCGTCATATCTAAATCCTCTAATTAATCTAAATAAAGTTAAATTACCTGAAGTTGTTCCAGTAGGGATAGTAGTGAATTTAAATTGTGTGGGGCTAGTAACTTCGATTGTATATCTACCAGAGATAACAGCTCCTGTGGACACATCAACAAACACTTTATTGTCTGTAGATAAACCATGAGCAGAACTACAAGTCACAGTGACTGTAGAACCTGATCTTGCATATGTCGAAGATATGCCAGAATCTCTCTCTACTATACGATCTGCCATTCGTTCACCTGCTAGGAAAGCAACTTCTGTTGGTAAGGATCTTAGTTTTACTCTTACAAATCTCCAACGTGTATCGTTAAAAGCAGTCGAATTGTGGTAAACAACATTACCTGACGTTGTCGCAGATCCTGATGCAGTTAAGGTAAAAGTATTCTGCGTCTTACTTACAATTGTTAAAGTCTCATCTGTCGCACTACCTGTAGATATATCTAAGTAAACATCATCACCTGGAAATAAGCCATGATCATTTTTTGTTACCACTAAAGCCGTTCCACTTTGAGAATAAGTGGCATTTACTTGAGGTGCTAAATATCTAACATCTAATATTGGTAAACCAAAATCGTAAAAACTAAATCCATCTGTATCTCTCATCCCACATATATGTTCACCTAATTCTTGATTAGTAGATGGAAAAGTAAATATTCTTGCAGGTATAAAAACTCCAGGAAACTGTTGAAAAGTAAAAAATAATCTATAGTCTCCTCTCTTATCTCTTTCTTTAGCAGTAGATCCTAATATCTGTTGTGTAAATGTATATAATTCATAACCTCTTCTCCATCTAGTCCACAACGAATCCTGATTATAAAACTTAATTTCGCTTTCTAATGCATAGCCATCAGAACCTCTTGGATAAACACTAGGTTTTTTTGGAATATTATCAAAATTTTTAAAATTATTTTTTAATTCGAAATTAGATTTATCTTCGAATTTTTTAAATCCGAATGACATGATCTTTAATAGAAACCGCCCTGTACGTTACAGTAAAATCCATTTGTCAAAGCAGTAGCACCACTGGCAGCTACATACAAAGCTTGACCTCTTCTCAACATTAAGCCTCTCTGTTTTGGAGCTATTTCATTATTAGATCCTGCAAAATTTAAAGCTCCTGATTGAACTGTAGGATGATTAATTAAAGGTAATTTTTCTGTAAGTGTTGTACTTAATATTTGATTCTCTGATACTTGTGGAATACTTTGAGTAAATAACGGGAAGAATTGATTAATGTTTGTAATTGTACCTGTGCTAACAAGATAAAAACAAAAATCAATGGGTAGAGAGACATTAACATTTCCATTTGATGCTGACTGAGATGGGACATCTACATCAAAAGTAGTAGATGTGAAATTTAACGTATCTTTAACTTCAAAAGTATCATCTTTTGGAACTACACCAGTGTTGTATGTAAGAAAATCTAAAAATACTTTTTGCCCGATTTCTAAATTATGTCCACCTGATAAAGTTACTGTACAAACTGTTCCTGTTGCAGAATAAGTACCCTGAGTAGGAGTTACTGCATCAAGTTTTTGTATAGATCTTTTAGCGTATGTAAACCAAATTTCATCAATATAAGCACCACTAATTGAAGTATCAGTTAATGCAGAGTCAACATCAAATACTTTTGTTGCATTACCAACAGCTGTTGGAACTAAACTTGTTAAAAATGATTGTCCCGACGCAACTGTACATAGTGTTGAATTTGTTGCTGGTCGATCAACCATTAACGGTTGTTTGTTTGAACTACTACTTGCCACGTTATTTATTCATAGGACTTGTTTTAATTATATAGGAAGGCTTTTTTACTTATCTTTCTTTTCTTCTTTTTTATTTTTCATCATTTTAGACTTATCTAAAGCCTCTTTTCTCTTTTCTTTATCAGACATGTCCTTACCATCTTCCTTTTTTTTATTTTTATTTTTAAAATATTCTAATAATTGTGGTGGCATTTTACCTTTTTTGTTAGGCATTTAAGCTTCCTCCTCCCTTTCAATTGGAATGTCTAAAGTTTGAGTAAATCGTTTAGGTAGATTAGTACCTTTTGTATATGAAAAAGGTGCTTCATCAGGCCGAACAGCGAATATATCTACTCGCTTTTCTCCTGCCATTCTAGTACGCCTCCTTCCTTTAAAAGGACTTGCTTTCTGTCTTTCTCTTGGACTAATAATATCTCTATCTCTTTTTATACCTAAAGTATATCCAAGTTTAGTTGAAGGTAGAACCATAATTATCTATGACTAACTTCAAGAAGTAATCTTGTTCCTACAGCTACATCTGCAGGTCCAGGTAGAGCTTGTATAAATTCTGCACCTTCTCTATTAAATCTATATCTAGCTTGAGCTGGATTTCTATAATTAGGAACGTATAAATGCATTGCTAATCTATCAGTTTCATAAATATAAATTTCTGTCCAAGTTTTTAAAGTTTCACGAAAATCTGAAGTTGCTACTGTTCTATCAACGTCACCAGCTATACTTTCAATTCTATTTCTTGGAATAGTATCGTTGTTAATACTTCCAGTCATGTCTGTACGCTTTTCAGCTTCATCACAACGACCTAACTGTTCAACAATTTTACTAACCCAAAAAGAGTCTTGTACATTATTTAGTGCTTCTTCAAGCCTAGCCTGATCACCAGCAGGTATTGAAGTTAAGTTATAACCTAAATGCCAACGTACTTTTGATTGTAAAAAGGTATCAAGCTTCATTCAAACAAGTAAAATTTACCTGTTACTAGTCTACTCTCACTAAGTTTTCTTTAAATATCTCATCCCAATCTATTCTTTTAACTCCTCTTAACTGATCTAGCTTTGTAAATCTCTCTCCTGAAAGAGTAGTTTGTAAATCTTTTATATCTCTAGCAGTTTTTAAACCTACGCCAGGTAAAGCATCTGCTATTTGTCTAGCACCTGCTGTATTAATATTTATTCTAGTATCGACAGGGAAAGTCTCTCTATTAGATACTTTTGCTTCTTTATCTCCACTTGCATTTAATTCTGCTTTTAATCTCTCTTCTGTTTTTATTTTTTCACTAGTAGCTCCTACACAAGGAATTAAATCGTCATCATTTACATATTCAGTCTCATCATTAGCATTTATAACCATAGAAACGCCTTCTCCATGCTGAGATATCTTTTCTACTATGCCTCCAGTAATTTTGTGTTGATACAACATAACTTTAAAAAAAAATCCTTCTTTATTTAGAATAACTCAATAAATTTTTATTGACAATGAAAAAGCGAGCCATAAAGACTCGCCTTTCCAACTAATTCTAAGAATATGAATTATGAGTCTGTTCCACCTACTTGAGAAGCAAAGTCGATGAAGGATGAAATATCACTCCATGCAACCTCTGCTGCTGGACGTAAGTAGTTAACACGACAAACCAAGTAAGCTGCTTTACCTGCAGTGATGTCGTCTGCAGATATAGAAACACCATCGCCATTAACAGAAGTATCTGTTACTGCGTTGACGTTGAACACTTTGAATGTTGTGTCAGCTGTAACCTTGAACATCATGGAGTTAGCTGCGTTAGCTGCAGTAATACCACCACCTGTAACTACTGTCCAGAAAGGTAGTTTTGCTGCTGTAACTGAACCTGTTCCTTGAGCAATAGTTGTTCCACTAAATGCTATAGAACTGGTAGCTGCTGCTAAACCATTTTGCTGAGTTGATGGAATACCAAAAGGTGAACCACCGTTGTTAGGACCAAGAAGAAGAACTTCTGTGTTAGTTCCAACAAGATCAGCTGTGATAGGAGATGCTGGGAAAGAAGGAAGACCACCTGAAGGATCATCCTGTGCAAGAGCTATAGACGCACCATAAACATATGCTGGTCTAGCTGAACTTGCCTTTACAACTAAAGTTGTACGATCATCTCTAACACGATCACTGACTCTTCTATCAGGAGAAGGTACAGTTATATCAAAACTTTTGAAACTAGCTTTATCAGCTGATGCATTATTGATTTTTACAAAACCAATTTGCTCGAAAGCTTCAACTCCAGGCCATCCCTTAACACCTTCATGGTTGAAAGATGATAAACGATTAATCTGATTACCTGGCTCTAGGATTGCTCCTGCGTCACTCTTGTAAGTTGCCATTAGTTAATACCTCCTATTACTCTGTAATTGTGAAGGCAGTGGTAATGAAGTCCTTATTCAAGTTCGCAAAGCCAGCGTATAGCTGCCATATTAAAATGATGAAGCGGCTAAAATCATCATTGTTGTTAATTAGAACTTGAGCGTTAGGACCACCGATACCAACACCAATTGCCTGTGGACCAAAGAACAATCCTGCTGGAGTTGTTCTTGAGGATGCACCGTTTCCATCTCCAATATCGACCGTAATTGTCTTAGATGGGAAGTTTGTAGATTCAAAGAATCTTACTCCTTCAAACACGAATCCAGAAGGCATAACTGGCTCACCAGCTACGAACTGAGCTTGTCCATACTGTCCACCAGCATAGATTGCTTGGTTAGGAGCCATAGCACCCATTAAAGGTGAACCTTGACCCATTCCTGGATATCTTGCTATTTCACGGAAGCCTTGATCGGCTCTTAGATCTTTCATAAATGAAGGATCTGCTATACAACGATAATATCCGTCTGCGAATACAGGTACGTGACGCTTTCTTAGACTCTTAACTACCTCAAGGAGGTCAGTCTTAACATTGAACTTAAAACGCTCAGAAGCAAATTCTGTAGCAGAGTAAGCATTCAACTGTGTAGAGCTAGACTTTGTCTTTGTGTTTGGATAGTAATATCCACCCTGTGTATCAGATGAAGCACCACGAGATTCAGATTTGAATAATTCATCAATGAATACTCTGTCTCTCCATCTACGGTAATCGTCTAACAAAGTCAACGAACCAATTGATTGATGGAACATGTTTAAGTTTCCAGTATCAAGCAATAGACGCTGAGCTGTCATTAGGGTTTCTCTAGCAATCTTAAATGTGCTAGGAAGAGTTGTATTATTAGGGTCAG